TCTTCACCATGCTTCGCTTTCACTGCACCTTTAGAGATGTTTTCAGAAAACGATTTAGCTTGTTGATAAAGACTTGCGTCAGTAATAGGACCAACTTTACTTACTTCCCAACCAAACCAAGTGCCTTTGTCATTAGACATTTGAGTAGTCTTTAGTTTGTAAATATGGCTAAAAGATGCCGGTGTATATAAACCGTTTTTACCTTTTAGTTTTATGCCCGACATCATTGAATTCCATTTTCTACTAATTTTTAATTGAGTAGATTTCATAGAGATCAACGCAGTCGATGGACTGTCTCCATTTATAATCACAAAATGCGACGCAGTCTTTTCAATATAGTTACCGTTTGGTAGTCTATCTTTATAGTTTGCATCTGCTTTTGTTTTGGACATGATATCAGAAGATGAATCATAGATTGCAACTGGTGCACCTGGTCCGTCTCCTCTATCTTTCCATTCGATGTACTCGAGTTTATAAAATGCAGGAATGACATCTAAGCCTTTCACTCCATCATACAACTCTCCAGTCACGGAATTAAAAATCATTCCGGGTTCTGCACCTTCAACATACTTACCATCACGTTTGTTAACTTCTGGTGAAAGCTGTCCTAGGATTTTAAGAAAAGGTAAGGCAAGATCATCTTGACCTATTGAACCCAAACCTTTTGCTGCGTCTTCTTCAAACATGTTAGCTGGAAGAGGAGCAGACTTTTTTTCTGTTACTTCATTCATGGTTATTTATTCCTTGTTATTTTTGTTCTGTTGCTCGTGAACAGGTTAAATAAGTCAGAAGGCATATCGAGTCCAGCCTCAACACGCTCTCTGACTAGTGCTTTAAGTGTCATTGGTTCAACCTTTAGTTTCTGGATAGGTTCATACCCTTGACCTTGCGCAAGGACAGCATATTGCTGTGCCTTGTTATCTTCGGAACGTCCAAAAGCAACGGTTACCTCATTTTTGATAAGGTCACCCAGTCCGTTCTCACGAAGCCATTCGTATGCTTCTTCCTTTTTATCTGCAGGTATAGAAGCACCGTAGACAGGTTTAACTTCTACTGAAGTCCCGTCTGATAATTTTAATGTAGAGATATTCATTTCTTGCATCATAGTAGGTATTACCTCTGATGATACTAATTCTACTTTTCTTTTCATCTCTTTGTATTCTTGTTCTTTAACTAAAAGCTCTGCTTCTAGTTCTTGTAGTCTCACTACTTGCTGAGAAAGTTTTTTGGCATCATTAGCACCATCCAACTCTTCTCTTTTTTCTTGTTCAAAGTCAATCGACATTGATTTCTCCTTTCTCGTATAAGTTAATTTTTAAAGGGTAGTAAACTCTTTCTTGTCTATCCCATTTCAACAAATTAAATTTGCCGTTAGTAATATCAGAAACAATAGAACATGCAATTCCAATTATAGCAGGATCACCTGTTAATAATAAATAGTCCTCTGGAGTATAGTCCTTTAAAAGTTTTTTTAATTTAAAAACTAATGGTCCAGGAGAAAATATTATTTGAGAAAATTCTGGTAATAAAAAATGAAAGTCACCATACTCTCTTGCACTCATAATATTTATTTTAGGAGTGCCGGCTTTGGTTCCAGGCAATTCTTGTATTACGTAAACTTTTCTTCTTTCTAACATTGACAAACAATATAGGATGTTCTATATAGATGTCAACTAGAAAGAATAAAAAATATGAGATATAAATTTAAGACAGAGCCTTACGCTCACCAGTTAAAAGCATTAGAGTTATCATGGGATAAATCTTACTTTGCTTATTTTATGGAAATGGGTACCGGTAAATCAAAAGTGTTAATTGATAACATTGCTATGTTGTATGACACTGGAAAAATAAATGGTGTTCTAATTGTGGCACCAAAAGGTGTATATAAAAACTGGTATGATGGTGAAATACCTGACCACCTACCTGATCACATAGACCATACTTCTGTATTATGGCAATCTATGATTAATAAAAAACAACAGACAGAATTAGATAAACTATTTGCACCTGGAGAAGATCTTCATATTTTAATTATGAATGTAGAAGCCTTCTCTACTAAAAAAGGTGTAGAGTTTGCAGCTAAGTTTTTAAGATGCCATAGAACTATGATGGCCATTGATGAGTCTACTACAATTAAAAACCCAGACGCAAAACGTACTAAACATATTTGTACACTAGGTGAGTATGCAGGATATAAAAGAATATTAACAGGATCTCCTGTAACTAAATCACCATTAGATTTATATAAACAATGTGAGTTTCTTAAAAAAGAATTATTAGGTCACTCTTCTTATTATACATTTAGAACAAGATATGCTGTTATGAAAACAGCAAACTTTGGTGGTAGGTCAGTACAAATTGTAACTGGCTATCAACATTTACCAGAACTATCAGAAAAATTAAAATCTTTTTCATACCGTGTCTTGAAAGAAGATTGTTTAGATTTACCTGCTAAAACATTTGTAAAACGTTTAGTTACTTTAACACCTGATCAAAAGAAACTTTATCTACAAATGAAAAATTTAGCACTTGCTCAAATGGATGGTAAGATGATGACAACCTCTACAGTAATGACGCAATTAATGCGACTACAACAAATAACTTGTGGTCACTTTACAGCTGATGATGGGACTATAAAAGATCTAGACTCAAACAGATTGTCAGAGCTTATGAATGTATTAGAAGAAGTAGAAGGTAAAGTTGTTATATGGGCTCATTGGCAACGTGATGTACATAGGATTATCCAGGAGATACATAAAAAATATGGCGAAAATAGTTTTGTAGATTACTATGGATTAACTCCAATGAGTGAGCGTCAAACCAATATCAATAAGTTTCAAGATCCAAACTCACCGGTCAGATTTTTTGTAGGAACTACTCAGACAGGTGGTTATGGAATTACATTAACTGCTGCATCTACTATGGTATATTATTCTAATGGCTATGATCTTGAAAAAAGACAACAATCAGAAGCTAGAATAGATCGTATTGGTCAAAACTTTCCGATGACTTATATAGATATTTATTGTGAAGATACCGTTGATGCTAGAATTGTAAAAGCTCTTAAGAAAAAAGTAAACATTGCTAGTCAAATTATGGGCGAAGAATTAAAAGCTTGGATCTAAACCAAATCTTTTGCTTTTCCCATTACAGGTTTGTATTTAGTTTTACCTTCAGATCTATAAGCGTGTAAGAAAGATGCACGTCTACCTTCCGGTATCCAGCTGCAGTGGATCCAGCCCGAGTTAGGTTCGCCGGGCGTGTAGTATTCGAGAATCAATTGATCTGGTTCAAGATTATTTTTAATCCAATCAAAAAGTTCAGCGTTGTCGACGCCAACACATTCAAAATCCGCCGCCTCAGCTTTCGCATGTTGTGATCTGGCCGAGCTGCCGATGGCTTCACATAACTCTATGGACCTGTATCCCGATGTTACTTTGACTCTGCCGAAATGGTCACGTACTGGCTGTAAAATATTTTCACATAAACCTTTTAATTTTTCTACTTGTTCTGCATTAGGATTATTATTAATCCCTTTACGGATTGCTGTATCCGATTTAATTAATTCCTGAAGTGTAAAGTTACGAGATAAGTTCATTAGTTTGCGATCAAAGCAAAGATAACATAGGCCATACCTGAAATCAATGCACCAGTAGATACCAATAATATACTTTCCACCCTATTTATTTGATTTTCAAGCTTATGTATCTTGTCATGAGTTTGCTTCTGCATAATTCTGCAAAGCTTTTCATGATCTTCTATTTTTTGTAATGCGTTTTTTGCCATATTATCCTCGCCCAAACAGTATTTCTAATTTCTGTTGTGTTGTCAAGTTATTAAAATTACCACCTTGTACTTGTGCTGATACAGCTTCTGCATTAATACTAGGTAAATTAAGTGTTGTAGGACCCAGTGGCGTGTCTTCAAGAATAGGTCGTAATGGGTTTTCAAATACAGGAAACTCAGGTAGTGTTAAACTTACGTCTGAAAATTTACTTTCTAAATCTGCAATAACGTCGGCAGCTCTGTCATAAGGATTTGAAACCCCCATCTTTTCTGCGTTTTGTTGAAAAGCATTATATACTGCATCAGAAATACTATATGGTCTAAATATATTTTCATCGATTGCACTAACTTCTGCACTAGAAATTCTATCTAACGATCCATAAAAATTTTCTTCAGAAATGTTTAATAATCTTGCTGCATCCATGTCACCTTTTAAAGTTTTCTTTACATCAAACATTGCACGATTAGCATTTATATATGCATCAACAATTTCTGTCGGATCTATTGGTCCACCTTTTAATGCAACTCTAGTAAATAAACTTCTTGAATCTCTTATACCTTTTTGAAAATTAGCAACTTTAAAATTCATTGCTCTGCCAGGGTTTACATTAACAGCTCTAAAACCAAACAGTCCTTGAAACTCATCACCAAATTCAAACTCTTGACCATACTCATCAAACTTACCTTTAGTAATTACATCAACAGATTCTATAGATCTGTCTAATCTTTTTAATTGATCAACAGAAAAAGGCATTTGTGCTTTTACTAGGTGTGAAAATATTTTACTAGCTTTGTCACCGTCTGTGTCTTCAGGATTAAATATTTGAAAACCTTCTCTAGTTCTACCACCTCTTGCAATAATATCTAATACTGCTTCTGTCCAAATAGATTCTGAAATAAATGGTTGACCAAACTCTGACATAGCTGTGAACATACCTTTTACAAAATCGTCCATAATACCATCTTGATCTGTTCTACCATCCTGAACGGCGTTAACTACTGATTGTAGTGGTCTAATTAATGTGTCGTATGCATTAGCATGACTAAAGTCTATGTATTTAAAACTACCGTCTTCTTGTTTTATAGGTAGCAAAGTAGAGTTTTTAGACCATTGGGCTGCAAACCTACGGATAGCCTCTCTTTCCTCGTCTGTGACGTCGTATAGGGCCTGAAATGCTGCTGTTGTAGCTACTGGTATGGCTGCAACTGTAGTCGTAAATCCCATTAATCTAGTGTAGCCTATTGCTTCCATAGGTTTTACCACTGTGCCATCAGCTAAAGTTATAGTTTCGTTTATTTCTCTTAATGCTCGTCTTACAATATTTGTACCTGTTCTAGCTATCTCTGCTGGAAATGATACAAAGTTACCAATAGGTAGTTTTCTTAAACCTTTTACAAAATCAGATACATAATCGTAATTAGGTATATTGTTTCTTACAATGTCAGCTGCTTCTTCTTTTAAAAATTTTTCATCAAGTCTTACGTCAACACCATTACGTTTAAAAAACTGTCCTCTTGTTACACCAATCTTTTCGTATGCTTTTTCTAATCTAGATTTTTCTACAGCCCAAGAATATATTTTCCAAAAGTCATCTTCAGCTGTATATAAATCTTGTGATACAGATTTTAATTTTGATAAAGGTTTTAATAATAATCTCATACCTTTGTCAGATGTCATAGTCTCACCAAAGTTTACATCTTGTAATAGTCTTGATAGATCTCCAAGTCTTACGTTTGAGTTTACAACACCTAATTCTAATAGTTCTTGATATAAATCATTTTGTTGCCTTGTGCCTTTAAGTGGTGTTTGTAATGCTTGATAAGCTTGTTTAATTGCTTGTCCATCTATCGCTGGTATAATACCATTTGCAGCTGCAAACGCACCTGCACTTACAAAGTTTCTTAAGTGTGTTACTGGTGATAAAATTGTTTTAGCAATCTGTGATGTGGCTTTAGGATACAACACTAAACTTTCATATAGTCTACCTAATATACCTGAGCTTTGTGTGTTTAAAGATGTAGCTTTCATAGCTTCAGCAACACCTGGTCTTGCAAAGAAAGGTTTTGCAATATCACCAAACGGATTACTTGCACCCGATGCAATGTTTACGTTTAAAGTTTGTGCAGGATCAATTACTTCTATTCTTTGAAAGTCATCACCAAAGAAAGCTCTTGCCTCTGCTTCTGATCTAGCAAACATAGGTTGTGGAACAGTAGTTTTATCTGTAGCATTTCTAAAGTTAGCAACAACTTCATCATTCTTTTTAATTAAATCATCATAAAATAAATTACGTCTTGTAATTAAAGATAACTTAGCCATACCACCTATCATTGTTTGCATAGGATTTTTTTGTTTACCAAACAAATCATCAAATACTTTTCTATCTGCTTCCGATGCAACATCTCTAATTGATATTCTAGGTACACCACCTCTTTTAACTGCATCATCTAATGCAGTTCTGTTTACAAAAAAGTCTGGTATGTTAAATAGTGCGTCAGAAGGTTTGTCCATTCTTAAACCTTTTGGTAATCCAGAAGTTTTTAATACGTTGTTTACAATTTGCTCTGCTTCTAGATCTGTAAGATCTTTACCTGCTTCTTTTGCACTTGCCCTAAATAAATCTTTAGCATTAGTTATTGCTTCTGCTGAAGGCTTATATCTCATCCATGGTAAAATACTTTTATCTTGAAAAATGTCGTATGTAGAACCAAGGTAGTTTTTAAACTTACCACCAAATAATTGTTTAAAAGATTGTATGTCTTGTGCATCTAGTGACCCACCAAGTTTAGAAAATAACGCAGACCATTTACTTCTCATAACAGATAGACCACCAAGAATAGATTTTTCTAATTCTTCTGCGGCTTGTGGGTTAGGTGCAAATTTTCTAATGCCATCTTTAACTCTTTGTTTAGCTGCTGCATCTATCTCTCCAAAAGCTGCAACACCATCATCACCAAGTCTTGCTTCTCCTGATAACAACGCATCGTTTACATCACCTAAAAATTTTGTTCTTTCTTTTGCAGATTGTTTGTTAAATACAGTACGCATAGGTGGAAATAATTTATCTATATCTACATCAAGTTCTCTTGATAAGTTTCTTGCAACGTTTGCATCAGCTGCTTGTGCTCCAATAGATTGTCTTTCTATATCAAAAAACTCTTGAGTCTTACCGCTACGTGCTCTAAATTTTTCTGCAACTTTATCAATCCATCTATCCAAAGAAGAATTAGCTGTGTCTAATCCCTTGTTTCTGTTTGTTATTTTTTTAATAACTGCACCTGTACCACCTAGGATACCTGTAAATAATGCACCCTCTGTACCAAATTTAATTCTGTTTAATATCTCTCTTGTTGCATCTGGGTCCGTATCGCTTCTATCTATTTTAGTTGGGCCACCAATAAGATCACCAAACGTACCAATAGCTTCTGCATCACCAACAAATACACCTTCTGCTAAACCACCACCCAATGCACCAGCAACAAATTGTCTACCTTTACCTTTAGCTGTAAGTTCTAATGCTTCATCAGCTGCATTAATTAAATTTTTATTTCCTAGTCTAACGTATTTATTATTCTTAGCTGCAAGCATAGCAGCTTTAGATAAACCTGATGCACTTTTAAATGCAATACCACCAGGGATACCTATGTTTACTAATGCTTCTGTAATTTTACCGGCAGCTGTTGCTTCTGCTTTTTCATCAAACTCTGTAAGGTCATCAAAGAATGCTTCAACTCTAGCTGCTTTACCGCTGTTAACACCAAGGTCCATAAGACTTGCACCTAAAGAAAAGAAACCTTTTGGTATAGCAATTAAACCTGACGCTACACCAGCTAGCATAGATTCAAATGTACCTACTTTGTTGTTAGATTCTGTTTGGTTTACGTATGCTGAATAATCAAAATTAGATGCCATGAGTTATTACTCCACAGCTATGACTACGTTATCTTTAATTTTTACGATTTTATCACCTACTGTATAGGTTCCATCAGGTACATCTTTGTCTTTAATTGTTGCGTTAGTCCATTCTGTAACAATTGTAACTTCGTCAACTGCACCACTCTTCTCTTTTATGTCTGCTTTAATTTCATTAAAATCAGATTTAGTAATAATATTTCCTCTAAAAGTATTTCCTGTATTTTCTGAATATTCTGCAGCTGCTAGGTCTATACCACTTTGTCCTTTATTATCTTTTCCATAACCAGCTTTTAAAGTATTGAAACTAGGGTTTAATTTTGCTTCGCTCTCTGCTATTTTAGCTCTTTTATAGTCTGCATCTAACTTAGTATTTGGATCAGACGCTTTAATATCTTTTTCAATCTCACCTTTAAGTATAAGTGTATCAATTGCTTCTTTAGTTCTAGATGGTTTATCAAATGCTTTGCTAGTTGATTGTATTATTTTATTAATTAAACTACCAGACTTAAGATCTTTTTTGAAATCACCAGACTCATTAATAGCTTGGCTGGCTGCAATCAAAGAATCATACGCAGCGGTTTTGTTCATACCTTTAATGTCCATGATGTCTCTGTATCTTTGAACATTTTTCTTACGTAATTCTTCTTTAGACAATGTTGGTTTTGAATCAGGTAATGGTTTTCTTGGATCTCCTATCATTGCTTCGTCACCAGTAAACTGCCTGCCTTGACCTTCTAATAATTCAGCTGCATTAGGTGGTGGTGGAACTTCTTTACCATCTTTAAAAAATTTACCGCCGACATATATTAAACCTCCTCCAACTGTTAATGGAGATGAAGCTAAATATTTAGCGCCTTTGTAAGTACCTCTTCCAATTTTACCGGCAATTCCTGTGCTGCCTGCAATTAATCTACCTTCTGGTGAATCTATAAAATATTTTGCAACTTTGTTAGGTTCAAAAACTTGTTTAACAGGAGTAAAAGGAGCTGTATTTTTTGAAGCGGCTAGTTTTGTACCAACATCTTTTACAAATTTTCTACTTCCAAATAAACCTTGAAGAGCTCTAGCACCTCTGATTGCAAGAGGAGCTAATCTTGCCAGTCCCATACCTGCACCAATAACAGCAGGTACAACGTGGTTTGTTCTACCATCTGGTCCTTTAGGATAAATTGGGTTACCTACAAGCGCTACTCTACTTGGTCCTTCGTTATTAGCCATAGACCCACCATCTTTTTTTGGTTCCCTGATGCCTGACATAACACCCTCTTTGATAGGGCCGCCGTATCTAAACATTGGTCTGTTCAATGGTTTCATAATTACCTACTTAAATATTTTTCCGTACAATCCACCAATACCTAACGCTGTACTAAGTGCTGATTGAAAAGGACTTGGAGCTGCTTGATCTTGATATTGTTGTCCTGATACACCACCCAATAAACCTGTTAATGTATTTCCGTATTGTGATAATCTTCCGTAAGGTTCATAAGCTCCAGTTTGTGCTGCCTGTCGATCAGCAGATAAGAAAGCTTGAGCTTGACCTTGTCTTAATGCACCAAGAGATCCTAATGCAGAAACGTCTTGACCCATACCTGTTCTACCAAAATCAGATAAACCAAATTGTTGATTCATTTGATTTCCATATGCACCAGCTAGTCCTTGTTGCGCGGCTGCAATAGAACCCTGGTTCATAAAATTTTGTTGTGCTAATTGATTTGCTTGATTAAAACCTTGTGACAATAATTGTGCCTGAAGAGCTGCTCTGTCGCCCAATACGTCTGATTGGTATTGACCCAGTTGTGCACCTTCTCTACCACCACCAAAATTACCTGAAGCTACAGCTGCATCTCTAATTTGTTGTGCACCTGCTTGACTTTGTTTGTCATACTCTGCAAGTGTTGCATCAATTACTTGTGTTTGATAAGGGGACATAAATGATTGGTAAGCTTGTGGTCCTGTTAAAGCACCTAGTCCACCAATTGTTGATGCTGATTGTCCCAGAGCCCCGGCCCCTGCTGCTTGTGCAGTTTGTGCTGCTTGCAAGAACGGTTGATAAGACCCAACACCTTGTTGTGCAAGATTGATAGCTTGTGTTTGTAACGGGTCTTCACCTGCAACAAAACTTCTACCTGTAAATTTTGATGTGTCTATTGGTGCAGAGTATGTGGCTTTCGCCTGATCTGCAAAATCTTTTACCGCCGGTTCTAAATATTCTTGTACTGACATTATACTATCCTTGATTGTAACATTTGTTGTTGTTCATACATTGCTTGTGCTCCTTCCAAACCTTGTGACTCTTGAGAAATCTCACCGCCCTGTTCTAAATTATTCATTAAATTTTCCATAACTTCTGCGCCTTTATCGATATCTCCGCCTCCAGCATTTCTAACAGCATCTGCTGTAAATACAAATTCATTTTTTGATAATCTAGCAGGTACGTCATCAGCTCTTTCTTTTCTACCAAGCTCTACAAAACCACCTGTATTTCTATAATCTTTTTCTTTGCCACCCATATCAAGTAAAGGCATTACTTCTTCTGCAACTTCAGTTTCCATAATCCCACCTTCTTGTGCTCCTACTCTTACCGGTACTCCACCTGATCTATAATCAAATTTATTGTAACCTGCAGGTGTTGTGTATCCTGGAACTGTAGAATCTGGTACCGGTCCACCGGCTAGTAAACCTATTCTACCACCATCAGCTGCCATTTGAACTGCTTCTGGTTGTTCCATACCTGCACCTTCTGGTGCTTGCATTACTGCTTTTACAAATTGTTCAAAAGATAAATTTCCACCTTTGTTTTTGTATTTAACATATTCCATCATAAGCATTTGTTCTGCTTGAGCTTGACCTGCGTTGCCACCCATATTTAAAAATGTTTTTGGTGGTCTTATTCTTTGACCAGCACCAGTTCTTATAAATTCTTCTTCGTCGTCTTCTTCAACCATCAAGCCATCAGCATAACCTGCACGACCACCGTCAGCTGCATAAAAATTTTGCATTACATATTCTTTTTTTGGCATAAAATCTAAACCAGCACCTGCATCACCTTTACCACTATAAAAATTTTTAGCACGTTGAACTTGAAACCTTGGGTCCATAACTTCTACATCTTCTTCTACTTCTTCATCACCACCACTCATTAAAAATGGTAAAGCTGTTAAAGCTGCACCACCAGTAAGAAACGCTCTCTTACCAGAAAATTCTCCGGCTTTTCCAAAGAGACCACCGCCTCCACCAAAAATACCACCGTCAGAACCTAAGAACAATTTACCGGCACCACCCATGATATTTTTTAATCCAAAGTTTTTCATTCCACCACCTGCTAACTGTGATAAAAACTTACCTTTTCCTGCAGCACCTAAAGCACCTAAACCATATGCTCCAGCACCTAATAAAGCTAGTTTACCTATAGGACTTTTAACAACTTTCTTTACAGCACGACCAGCTTTCTTTACAAGTTTACCTAAGAAATAACCTTGTCTAGGGTCTTGTAGGGAACCTAATCCACCTTGCATTTGTTGTGGTTGTTGCATTCTAGATATAGCCATATTTTTACCTTAATTCTTATGTTTACTTGGTTTTGCTCAGTAAATCAAGAGGCGGCATGATAACATTTACGTCCTGTGCCATGTCTTCATTCTTATATCCCTTGGCTTCCCAGTCTTTTCTTTCCTTAAAAAGCTCGCCTGTTTGCTTGTGTCTATACGTAGTCTCTACTTTAGCTTCTTTTATTTCCATTAATCTAATCTCTCCTTTTTGATATTTAGATAACTAATAGCAATATCGAACGAATCGGCAGTGCTAGATGTTATTTTTAGGGTAGTATCACCCTCTACTATTAACGGTTGAGTTAATAATTCTTGTGTCACGTTGGCTGTTAAAGCTGCTGTTTTAATTGTTGTAATATCATTATTTGCAACAGTCACGGTCGGTGTGCCTGCAGAAGTGACTTTAATAGATTTAACAATATATGTTTCATTTATCAACGGGTTTTGTTTTGAAACCCCTTCTACAGTAGAAGTTCCAAATATAGTCTGTGCTGCAGTAGATGTTATATTATCTACTCCAAAAAATTTATATATGTTAGATACTGTCATTATTCTAAAAAGAAACTTTTAGCTTCTATCTCCTGTTTAATTTCTTCTTGAAATGAAGTATTTAATTTTGTTATTACTGAATCTAAATCTCTAACTAAAGATTGTAAATTTTCTTGACTATATTCACGATTAGCTTTGGTTAATGAATTTACAATTTTTGCCATTATAATAAACTTACTAGTCCTCCCTTAGCAAGTCCCCAGCCGCCGTCAGTTCTATCGGTTCCTCCAGCTTTTTGACCACCTGATTTAGCTTGTTGTGAACCACCTCCCATTTTAGATGCATCTAATCCACCACCTGGACCATATCCAGCATCAGCGATACCGCCTCCACCACCTTGTGTAGTTGTACTAAACGCATCATCTGCAGTAATACCGAGATCCTTCACAATGTCTTTGTCTTGTTGACCCTGGAGTTCAGCATTCTTGTTAATTAAGTCAGCATACTCTAAATTTTTATTTGTGTAGAAACCAAATTTTTGTCTCAACATTTTAGTCATTTGATTTGCTTTAGCCGCCGCCTCTTCATCATCATCATTTTCGAACAACCCTGTTTCAGGATTAAATGTTGCACCATATTTTTCTGCAAGATCTTTACCTAAAATATCACCAAGTTTTTCTGCCTCTACACCAACTCTTTCTGCATAATTACCAAAACCAGATCTAACATTTAAACCAAATGGATCTTGATTACCTGTATTTTCACCAAATACTGTTGGACCAGTGTAACCCATATTTTGTGCAATGAATGCTTGATCAGGTCTAGATAAGTTATGATAGTTATCCATCCTACCTAAAATTGCTCCCAATATTCCAGGACCTCCTGAACCATATGGTTTATCGTATCCTGATTCTAAAATATCTCTAGCTGATTGTGGTGTTACAAAATCTTGTACTTTACCCATCATAGTCATCTCTTGAGGAATCTTCATGCCAGATCCAATATATTCTCCTGCGTCTGCTCCGGTTAATTGTTGATCTTTCATAGTATTAAAACCTAAAAAAGTATCAGAAGGATTATTAAGTCTTTCTTGTCTAGCCTCTACAATTGATTGAAAATTTCCAACTAAATCACTTGGAGAACCTGGATAATAACTGCCACCGCCGCCACCGCCACTATTCATAAAAGCATTAGTATTTACAATACCTGAATCAGTTACAGGTTCTTGATTTTGAGGTAATTGAAAAGGGTATTTTAAATACTGTTGTTCTGGAATATATTTAAAACCTGCGTCTCGTATCTCTTGGTCAGTAGCCATTATCTTCTTCCTCCTGGTGATATATCTAATCTAAAAGTTCCTAACTTCCAGTCTTCATTTGCACCTGTATTTGCAACTTCTAATGCAATTTGTCGTGCTCTTACTCTTACATCTTTTTTTGTTGTAGAGGAAGTACAATTAAAACTATTGGTAACTTGTGTGCTATTTGGATACAATCTTGTTTTAAATTTAATAGCTGTTGTCCCTGTTTGATCTATAAAATCTGGTATAAATCTGCTTATCCTCATTATGAATTCTCCGTCTCCTCTTAAATCTGGCATACCTACTGTCTGTCCTGTGCTGCTTCTACGTTGTGTAATATCAAAATCACCAGAAGCTATGTTTGCTATTATAGCTGTAACAGCTCCGCCGGCGTCCACTTGATCGGTCCCTGTTTCATGCTCATAGTATGTTGTACAGCCATCGGTATTACCAACAACATCATAAGAACTATTGCTAGATGAATCATAAAAAGTTGCATGTGGTTTACCAAACAAGGCAGAATCTTCCCACGCTGTTCTTGCTAATGTGCCAGTTGTCCAAATAGGTCTATTAGCATTCGAGTCTAGATAGTTATATGTAACTACTTTATTAATTATGTTAGATGCAGAAGTACAATAAAACCAATTAATTTCTCCAAATAAATTATTTAAACCACAGTTTATTAAATCTCTTGCTGTAGTATTAATATCGTCATATACAAAATCTTCTACTAGACAAGGTAGTGATTTTAATTGTCCATCATAAGTAAAGAAACCATTTTCTGACATCCAATAAGCTTTACCATCTACTTCTACACAAGCATTCTTACCTATGAGTCCACAGTTTGTACCTACTTGTTGAAAAGAAAAAGTAAAAGGCGCACCAACAAACTGCATTAAAAATAATGCTGTATCAGTCCAAATATAAATAGCGTCCCTACCTTTAATAGCTCCCATAATTCTTGATCCATCGGCCAGTCTCTGTGTACCTGCGGTATTGTTTGCAGTTACAGTATAAGAGTCTGCTTCATCAATACTTTCTTGGTCAGAGAATCTAATAAACATATCGTCTTGAGTAGCACTATTACCTACTGTTGTTTCTGTGCCAAAAAATACTAAGTGTCTATCTGGTGTAGATACTAAAACATGTCGCGACGCCGTAGGTGCGTTAGGTAAAAGAGTTGCTCTGACGTTAACAGCATTTGTTGGAGCTCCATCCCATTCAAAACAAGGACCATTGTAAATAAGTGCTATTAGTTTTTGACCGTAGTTATCTAAAATCCATAATCCAGGGTCAATAGTAAAGTCTTGAGCTGTTGAAGATTCTCCCCATGCAACGAATTCAGAAATATCTGTAACCGTAGTACCTAAAGTATGTGTAGCTGCGGTCGTTCCATTAACTCCTCTTGCCCCTCCACTTAAAGTGTTGGTGCCGGTGTCATTCGATGTGTAACTTATATCTTCATTATCAATTCTAATTTCTCCCGATGATGGAAAAGCTGAAGTGCTGGTTAAAACTATGTTTGTAGTAGTGGTATCAGTTAACGCTGTAGCAAGAGTAGTAGTTGCTGCTCCACTGGTTTGACCGCTCCAGTTACCTGCTCCCCATCCAAAACCACCTAGTTGTTGAGAGGGACCGACATTGTAATAACATAAAACAGAAGCTGACCCACCATTTGTTACAGGAGTTCCTGCCTCTGCAGTGTTCATAGTAATTGTAAATGTAGTTGCACTTGGAACTGAAGCAACCATAAATTTTACATCTTCAAAAGTTGCGTTGGTAAATGTAGATCCGCTTAATCCTGTTACACTATCAAATAAAACAATATCATCTTCTAATAATCCATGAGTCCCGGTGCATGTTACTGTAACAGTCGTAGATGAAGCAGTGCTTGTAAAATTAGCTCCAGTTAAAGTTGTTCGAATAGGATGAATATCATAATACTGACCACCAACATAAACATATAAAATTTTGTTTGTGCCTATGGCAGAATACTTAAGACTGTTATTATTTTCAAATTGATGAATGGCTCTTGCTGCTCCTGTTAGTTTATTTTCACCTAACTGCTCCCAGCCACCTATCTTTTCTGGTGTGCCATATCTAAAACGAACATTGTCACCATCAAACCATTGGCCCTCGGCCCCGGTCTCAGTAACTTGTTTATTGAATCCTGGTAAAAAACCTAGTTTTTGTAGCATAATCTCTACTTATATATGGTTTTTAATTTTTTGGTAGTATTATATTCCAATCTAAATTGGATATCAAATCTTCTAAATGAACTTTTTTGATTTTATTTTCTTTTAAATATTGATGTAATTCTGGAATATCTATTATAATCCATTGATTATTTATATCTACAACCATCTTATCGGCCCTAGTTTTAGTAGAACCTTTTTTCATAAAATTAATTAAAGGCCGTAAATCAAACTTAAATCTTTGATTAGAACGTATTTTTAATACTCCTTCTACGTCCCACAGCTCTTTTTGTTTTTGAATATCTGTTGCAAAGGAAACATCTGTAAGATGTTTTAGAAATTTCATTTAAGTTGGTCTAATAAACACAACCAATTAGGTTGGTTAAAAAAACTATAATTAGAATGAGGGTACTGTTTAGGATTATCCATTTTGGCATAATACTTTTGTGCATTTGATATAGCTAATTTTTTAGCATCTTTCCAAAATTTTTCTTTTCTATTATTTAAATTATAATGAAGGGATATAAAATTAATCGCATCTTCATAAAAATGTTTAATAACACTATTGTATAAATCTATAGAATTCTGGTTGTAATTATTATCTCTAGTAGTTGCCACTAATTGATAAGCTCCTTCCATAGCTAAAGCTAAGCCTGTGCTTTCTAAAGGTTCTATAAATCCACTAGCTAATCCAATTCTTACTACATTATTTTTCCAAAAAGTATTTTTATAATATGGAGTCCAGTTAATTTCTTTGGCTATTTTAGGTCTATTATCCCAATGTTCTAAAAATATTTTTTTAGCTTCTTTAGGTTTTGTAATTGATCTATTAAATATAATACCACTTCCTATTCTACTTCTTACAGGAGTTTTCCAAATCCAACCACATGAAACAGCGTGACATGTAGTGTAGTGTAATCTTTCTGAATCATCTTTATATTCGACTGGACCTGCTATTGCAGTATCACAAATTAATCTGTCTCTTAGATTAACTGTTTTTTCTTTTTGCAGCATAGACCTAAAACCTGTACAATCAATAAATAAGTCAGCTTTTATTTTTTTATTTTCACAAATTAAAGTATCTCCGTCTAATTTAATTACATTATCTTTTACCCAATTAACTTTATCTTTTAATTTTTCTTCAATGTATTTGGCTAATTTTAAACAATCTATATGATAACCTCTTTCATCATTATCATAAAAATCTTCCATACTTCTACCCTCTATAAATGGATGCCATAAATCAGGACTATGTTTTTTATTACCCCAACCAGAAAATAAAATACCTGTTTTAATAGTAGCATCGCAATAATCAAACCATTCTTGATAAGGAAATCCACATGCTTGCATGTATGGTTCAAAATTTAAAATAGTAGCTTCACCAACTCCTATAGGTTTACCGTCAGGTCTATCAACCATTGTAATATCATAATTAGTATGAGCTCTAATATATGCAGCAGCTAGCATGGCAGAAGAACCACCACCAACAATTACTAAATGTTTTATTGCTTTATTTTTCATATTTAAATGCAATAGTATAACGTGTTTTATTTCTAAAACTGGTAGCTCTATGTCTAATTCCACCATCAAAAATTATTATTCTACCAGGTATATTTAATACTTCTTTTATTTCTTCAATGTCTTTTAAATAAAATTGAGTTCCGCCAAGTTCATCTATATTTTCCTCTTTATCATTTGCATAATATAAAGCAGTAATTCCTCCATCAAGACTATCTATATGAAACAAAGGTTTATCTTCAGGTTCAAATTTATTTACATAAGTTCTTACTAAATTTAATCCATCTAACTCTTTAATCATTTTTAAAATATTATTTAATATTTTAAAACTTAAAGTGTTTTTATTTAACTCACAACTCAACCCAATTATTTCAGCACCTTCATAATCAGACTCTCCGTGTTCATAATTTAAATTAGATAATTCTTTATGTATTTCTAATTGAGAATTTTGGTCAATACCATGGTCAAATATTTTTATCATACTTTTTCAATTTTTACATTAGCAACAATACTGATTCTTTCATCTTTCATTACTTGTTTTTGAAAAGGAACCTCATGCATCATCACTGCAGGAAATAATAGTATACTGTCGGGTAAGGGATTGATTGAAAAATATTCAAACATCCATGAATTAATGTATTTATCACTATCCACTAGATCGTATAAGTCTGGTCTTAAAAAATTAAAAAATTTACCAAATGAATTTTGATTACTAAATCTTATAGGAGACGATTCTTTAGGGACTTGAAGATAGTGTACCAAACCAAAATCTGCACCAAGATGCATATGAGGAGTCATAAAAGCATCTTCTTTATTACAAGTGTAATTAATAATTTGTATGTTAATAGCACAATCTTTTTTGATATTAAGATGGTTAACACAAAATGCTTTTAGTTTTTCAATATATATCTTTACTAATTCATCGCTTTGTATTTTTTTAAACCTTTCATCTGTGCATTCATATGAATCATGCCATTTACCAAAACCTGAACCACGTTGTTTAGATATTTTATAGTTATATTTAATATCTTTTATTAACTGTTTTTTATTATAACGTTCAGGATTTATTTCATCTTCAAATACAGGCATACCAAATAATGTACAGTGCTTAAAAGTCATTTAAAAATAATTAACTATAATATTAAATCTACCTTTTGCATTTGTAGTGCTTGTACTAGCATGGGGTTTATCTGTAGCTAAATGTAGAAGTTGGTTTTCTACAGAAGGAACTCTAGTGCCATCTTCTAAAATAGTAAACCCATCACAAGTGTTTAAAGAAAGCAAAGCCCCTTTATGTGGAAACTGATAATCACAATGCATAGGATGTTCTACAATTTTATCTGTTCTATAATAAAAATTAGCTACTACTCTCAATAAAGCTTTTGCTTTTAGTTTGTCTATCAAAGGTTTAATTAAATTAAACTTATCACTATTTATATTATTATTTAAATAAAATGAATGTGTAAAGTAACTATCTAAAGCTGAATTTTCTTGATTTTCATTTAACTTTTCTTTTAAGAACCATGGAAAGAAATTATCATGGATAATATTATTTTTAATATTATTGAAAATTTCCTTCATTAAAAAATCTTGTTCTGTTTTCATTTTATTACCATTCTTATATTACCAGCAATTGTAGACTGACGCTTATTTGGTTTTACAACCATATGTTCTAAATAACTAGGAAATAATACAAATTGATTAGATCTTAATGTAGGTTTATAGACTTCTTTAGAAAAAACAGAAATTGCTCTAGAACTCATATTTTTAAAACACTCTATTATATTTTTAGCTGGGTTTAAAAAAACTGTTTTTGATTCTTCAACATCTTTATAAATTATAAAAGATAAATCCGAACCTGTATGAATGTGTGGTTCTTGGTAGTCTTCAGTCCTATAATTATTTTCCCAAATATTTTTTAATCTTAACTCAAACGTTCCAGAAACAACTTGAGTTAATTCATCGGCAAATGTTTGCAATATAAATTTTATAGTTTTTTTATCTATTATAGAGTCAGGATTATCAACATTATAAGAGCTTGGAGTTTTAGATAACCAAGTATCTTCGGTCTTTATCTTTTTTATGAATTTAATTTTACTAGCATTAATATTACCAATAAATATAGGAATTGAAAAAATATTGATAATCATTTTTATTTCTGTAATTTAAGTAAAAATTATACTATTTTAAGTATAATACAAGTGCTAGTCGTTAATCTTTTCAATCCAACCAGTTGAATTATCAGCTTGATAAGCATCTTCGTCCCAAAGATATGATTTTCCATCTTGTGGTTTTTTTCCAGGAGGATTTGGTGCCTCCCAAATCCAAGAAGAAGTATCTAAAACCCAAGATGCATGTGGTTGTCCATCATAAAATACATCATTAGCAGGATCGTAGTGCCCCTCTATTTTTGCATAGTTTCCTCTGAAAGCTTTGCTTTGATCAGGGTCTACATTAGAGGATTCAAAATTTCCTCCAGGTGTATAGTATATATTACCACTAGTGTTGTATGAAGTTTGTTTCCATACAGCATCTGGTTCGTTATAAAGATTTCTTAAAAAATCAACTCCTAATGATTCTTGCTCATTACCGTTGCTATCAGTAATAACTTCGTCATTAACAACTTCAATTTGAGTTACAATATTATTATTGTCTAATTTTGCAAAATGTGCCATTATGGTGTGTAACTCCCTGATCCTGTAAATTTCATAATAGTGTAATCACCATCTGTTGTAACAGTAGGTGAGCCTGATGTAACTCCTGAATATACATTTGTAAATACTCTTAAAATTCCAACTCCTGATCCTCCAGCTCCTGCACTACGGTTATCAGTTTTTACACCTCCACCGCCTCCGCCTGTATTAGAACTTCCGCCGCCACCAGTTCCAGTTGAACCGCTACCGCCGCCATCACGACCTGAACCTGATCCACCGCCGCCTTGACCAGCTCCACCGCCGCCTCCGCCGCCTCTTCCGACTGAGCTTCCTGTGATAGATGAGTCTGTTCCATGACCACCAGTTGCAGATTGTCCTGTAGATGCACCGCCGCCACCGCCGCCTCCAGAAGTACCTGATCCACCACCTGAACCATCAAAACCTTGACCACTCGAACCTGAACCATTACTTGAACCACGGCCTCCGCCACTTCCTGATCCACCACCGCAGCCACCGCTATTAGCTCCTCTGTTCCAAGAGCCACCGCCGCCTCCGCCAGTGCATGAAACAGTTGAAATACCTGATCCTGAAAGAGATGTAGTTCCACCGTTACCACCTCGAATGTTATCACCCTGTCCAGCTCCACCAGCACCACCAACAGTTACTGTGTAAGTAGTTCCTTCGACTGCTTCTATTACTGATAATGCTGAGTCTCCTCGACCTGAATTTTCTCCTTGTACAGAAGACCTGTAGCCTCCGCCACCGCCTCCGCCGCCATCGTCGGTGCCACCACCGCCTCCGCCAGCGACAAGAACATATTCCATAGTGTAATCTTTTGGTGCTCCGCCAGATCCGAAACCTAATAATCTGTATCCAAACATTCTAACTCCTATTATGCGTCGTTAGCTAAATCAGTAGTGAAGAATAATTTAATTCCTAATAATCTTGAATCAGCATTTAGGTCATCAGCTGATACATCTCTTGACACTTGGAAAAAAACATACTCATCGTCACCAGGTGATCCTGCGATTGTTACTGCTCCACTTTCTGCTGTAACTGCTAAATCGTTTGATGTTCCACTCATAGCTTTTGCTGTTGGTCCAACTGCTGTTCCAAAAGCGGTGTTAAGATCGCCATTATCTGCTAATGCAACACCTTGTAAAACATATGCACTTGTACCTGTATCTGTTGAAGTAGCTGTAAAAAACGCTTGAAAAGTTACTGTGCCTGCATTCCATGATTTAGGAAATGCAACAGCAAACTGTGCAAACTCATCAGAGTCTTTATCAAAATCTAAAACTTTAAGCTCTGGACCATTTGATAATTCTACTTGTGCAGCTTCTGCACCGTTTGTACTGTTAGGGTACATTGCACTTGAAGGCACCCAAATAGTTTCTTTACCTGCAATCTTAATTGCAGCCGTGTTATCTCCAGCATCTACTGCTTGAGCAACACCAGTTCCGTTTGGAGCAATAGTAATATTACCATTAGCTGCATCTGTAATTGTAATTGTTCCAGAGTTTGTTCCTGAATTTGTGTCTAATATTAAATCGTGTGCACCACTTGAAGTTATAGTGGCATTTGCTGCTCCTGTTCCAACTTTAGTTTCACCAGTTCCTTTTGGTATTAAAGCAATGTCTATATTTGAATCATCACCAGTAGCTGATAATGCTGGTGCATTACCTGTAGCAGCATTTGCTATAGTAAATTCGTTTACCGCAGAACCTGTAGCTGTAACTTTTGAAAGTTCATTTCCGTTAGTATCTAAAATTGAAGTTCCAATTTTAGGACTAGTTAAAGTTTTGTTTGTTAAAGTTTGAGTTCCAGTAAGAGTTACATCACCAAAATCTAGAGTGTAAATGTCTGGGTTAGTTCCATCGTTTGCTGTAGCAAACACAAGTTGATCACCTTTATCAGTTGCTGAAAAAGTAAAACTGTCTCCAGATCCTGAAGTATATTTAAATTGTACTGTGTAAGCACCAGATGTTGAATTTCTTAAAAAATAAAAAGTTTGTGCATCTAAAGGAATTGTTACGATTTGGTTTCCAGTAATTGAACCTGTAAACTCAATCATTCTGTGAGACATTACAGCACCAGTTGATCCATCAGAAACTGATAAAGCTGTAGTTTGTGCACCACCTGCTATCGATTGAGCAGTAAAACCACCAGCAATTTGCTCGATGATATTTAAATTAGTATTTGTTTTTGTTCCCCAAGTACCGGCATTTTCACCGGTTGCCATTAATTCTACGCCAAGCGCTGTAAATGTTGATGCCATATTATTTTCTCCTTAATCAATTAAGCAGCATGATTTACATCTGTATAAGATGTATTGCCAGTTATGTCAATATCTTTGTAACCTATTGTTCCAAAGCCAGTTGTACCTATTTCTGCGGTTGCTTCAACCCCTGTTAATCCCATAACATCTTCAGGTGCAATTGATCCAACTGCAGACGTTGCTGATACTCCTGTTAATGGAACGCCTATTTCTGGAATAATAGCTCCAACTGCAGAATTTAAAACAGCTGGTGTATCCACACCATCAAGACCAATTCTAATTATTAATACCTCTGTTACTTCTATTTCTCCAACACTTACTGTTGCTGATTGTCCACTTGGTACATATGCAAATTCTAAATTAATAGAGCCTACACTAGATGTTGCTGATACTCCTGTTAATGGAACACCTATACCAGATACAATTGCTCCAACACTTGCTGTTGCTGATTGTCCACTTGGTACATATGAAAATTCTAAATTAATAGATCCAACATTAGATGTTGCTGCACTAGGTGCAGTTAGTCCTACGACGTCCGCAGGTAACAAAGATCCAACACTTGCTGTTGCTACTGGTAATGCAGTTAATTGAACTAATTTATTAAATGAGTCTCCGTAAGGTTCTTCACCCCAACCATTTCTACCCCAACCAACTAACGTACCGGCATTATCAAAGTCTCCGACTTGAGAAGTCATTTGACTTGGAGCCGTTAAATCTGCAATTGAAAGTTGAGTTGTTGTTAAAGATCCTAATGAAGATGTTAAATTAGTAGGTGCAGTTATAGGAGCTTCTATAAATTGTTCAGCAATTAAAGATCCTAATGATGTGCTTAAACCAGCAGGTGCAGTTAAAGCGACAGCAAAGTTTACACCCCAACCATCATTACCCCATTGAGCTCCACCCCAACCGTTTTGGTTGAAAGCTGTTATAGAACCAACTGAAGTAGTTGCTGATTGACCAGTTAAAGTAATTGTAACAGTATTAGATTGCCAGGAGTTTTCTCCCCAGGCTACTGAAGGACTATCACCACCCCAGATAGATGCCATAAGGATTTACCTCCTTATGCTATTCTAACTATAGCCGTTGTCGCTGCTTTAGCTGGGAATTGAATAGTAAAAGTTCCACTTGAAACTGTTTTGTCTCCACCAAAAGCTACTGCACAAACAGCAGGATCACCTGTTGCAGTGTCATTGTAGATTAAACATCCATTCGCTGTGAATGATGCTGACGTAAAACTAACGTCATCAAAATCAGCACAAGCTGTTGATCCATCTAAAGATGGAGTAATGTTTGTTAAAGCTTTTCCGCCTGCAGTGTAAGCAGATCCAGAAGAGTTAGTGATTTCATTTGATGTAGAGTAAGCAGTAGTTGATGCACTTAGAGTTGCAGAACTTGTATATAATGCAATTTTAAAAGTGTTTCCTGTAGACGCTGTAAAGTTATGAGTCGCAGTCATAAGTTCGTTTTTAAAACTGTTACATATTGCCGATGTTATTGCCATAATTTTTTCTCCTTATTTATGGAGACGGTGACTTAACTGGTATTCTAACTGTTCCGTCAGTATAATCGTCTCGTCTTCGTCTACCCAGTTGCATTCCTGCGAACTGTTGTATTGCATTTTTATACTTATTTTCATACAGTGTCAACATATCTATTGGACCTTTTAAAAATCCATATGCCTCCACCAAACAAGCATACAACAAACCTTGTGGGAAATATGTGCTTAAATAAGTCTCTGAATTTCCATCACTCCCAGAACCTAATCCTGTAGGATATTTATTATAATATACTCTAAACATATAATTTGCGTCAGGTGTAGGAGCTAAATACATACCCCCAGATGTTGTGCTAGATGTGCCAGTTGCCCCACCAAACATAGCATAATATTTAGGAAGACCGGTTACATCTTGTGCAGTCAAATCTCCTTCTGGTCCTGTTAATCTATCTACATATTCTGATAAATAGGTTTGATCTTTTTTCTCTAACCAAGTTCCTTTTCCTTGTGTGTTAGCTGTAGAATCAAAAACTTCTATACCTCTTATAAATAAAGCACCTGCTGGCGCATTAATCGTATTATCATCTGCAACTAAAGTCCCCTCTTGAACTTTTCTATCAGCGTCCATTGGAAGTTCTTGATTGATTCTCATTTCAGCTGCCATGATAATTCCATCTATAATAGTTGTAGATAAAACATCTGAACTTACTTCTGTGTAATCCCTAATCGCATTAGTTAACGTAGTATATGTATATTTTGAAATTCCTGACATAATTATGGTCTATCATTTATGGGTCCAATTGTACATTGAAAACCACCCCCTGTTTCCGTGCTTGATGCAGCGTTAGTTAGTGTAATATTTATACCGTCAAATTGTGTAGTTGTAGATGGTTGACCTGTACCTGGAACCGATGTTTCATTTAAAGAAACAACTTTATAACCACCAAAAACTTTTGCTAAATTAGAATGAGATCCAGCAACTGTAGGTACAGGAGCTGTTCCTCTGTAAGGTGCACTTGTTCCTCTAGTACAGCCTGTTAATTGATTTGTAGATCTTCCTGTATATTTTATAACTTCGTTTCTATATTGTCCTACAAGTAATGGATCACTTGTATCATTAGGAGTTAATACTTTTTCAATTACTATAAATCCAGAAGTTGGAAATTCAGAACCATCTGTTAAGTTAATTGTAGTATCGCTATCTGTTATCGCCCCATTTAAAGTAGTAGACATTTGTAATGTTGAAACTGCTACACCACCTACCGGAGATTTAACATCTCTAAATCTAACAAAATCATTTACTTGTAAAGCACCATTTGGAAAATTAATTTTTAATGTAGTGTTAGATGCAGTTACAAAAGGATTTTCAGGTAAAAAATCTTCTGTTGGAAATTCTGTTCTAGCAGTTCTCGCATGTTGTAAAGCTTGTGGGTCAGCACTTGTTGGTTTAGGATCTAACTGTGGTTGTTTAGGCTCGTACTCTGAAACATGAACCAGGGCACCATTCCATTCTCTAACCATTTCGTTATATGGAAAAGCCATACCAGATCTATCTGAAATCGCTAAAGCATATTTACCTTGTGAAAAAGTTGTCATTAACCAATACCCGGATAATAAATTTTAGGTGAAATATATGTAGAATTAGAAGAACCGTCTTCATCTTCAGCTCTTAACAATTCGTCTTCATATAATAATTTTAATTCTTGAACTCTTGGTGGTGCATATTTTACAGCTAAGTAATATGATAAACCTGCAATCATACACGGCACAAATCTATATGGCACGTCTGTTGCATTTGTATAAGCACCTACATCATCAATTCTTTTTGTGTAATAAAAATTTATAAAATCACCAGCTTGTGAAGTACCTGGTGTTAAATATAAAGTAACAGTTGTTTTATCAATAAATCTTTGAACCCAATATTGTGTGGGTAGACCTTTACTTGTTTTATTAGAAAACCCTTGATATTGCGATCTACTAATTTTTGTCATAGGTGTGTCTACATTTGTAGATGCAACCCTGTAATTTAATTCTTGTATATCAGTCATTCCGTTTGGAAACTGTAGAACAGTATCACCACTGCTGTGTGTAGCAGCTGTGCTTCCGTTAACACCTCTGACACATCCAGTTAAATTTAAACTAGATACACCACTGTAAGTAATTTGTTCATTATTAATTTTTATAGTACCGCCGGTTGTAGGCAGTCCGGTAACTGAAGCAACACCAATAGTTGTTACAGTTGCATTTATACCTGCAGATAAAGTTGTGCTGATACCATCCGAAGTACCGTCGGATGGTGATCTAAAAAATGTATATACTGCTTGACCATCTACTAAAGTTACATTTTGATTTTTAACTTCCCAAAAATGTAATCCTCTATTTCCCCATTCGGAAAATAAAATATTTAAAGATCTTTTAGCAGTTTTTAACTGATAACCAGAAACACTCTGCATACCAATACGTTCGTATGCATCTTCAATAATCTCATCTATTCCAAGGTTCTTATCAAAAACATAAGAACCAGAGGTAGTGTTAGCCATACTACGCTCCTGTAATAGTTAACGTAACGCTTCCGTCAGATCCACCTGTTTGTGTTAAGGTTGCACAAATTCCATCTTTACAAAGAATTCCAGAACCTGGAACATAAACTGCTAACCCTTCAGTATCGTATTTAAAAGTTGCTACTAAGTTACCTGCACCTGCACCACCTGTTGTAGCACTATCGTGTAAAAGTAAAACAGAACCTGCTTCTCCTCTACCTTGAATAGAAGTAATTCTAGCTCTACCTGCTCTTAACAGTGATATAGCACCAGTATCTTTTTGTAACGTTGTTTGATCACTTGAAAATGATCCACCGCCGCCTATTGACATAATTTTTCTCCTTATATTTTATGTGGGGCCGAAGCCCCACACTAAATTAATTATTATGAAAGGTTATTGTTCTGTAAGTAACTAATAGTTACTGTAGCAGCACCTGCTGAAGCGTCGTCGTTTGCACCGTTATAGATGAAACCGATTCTAACATCAGA